GACACAGGGCGGTAGACGTTTATACATATATAACAAGAACATAAGGTATAAATTCTTTTAAAAAAAAGAACGAAAAATGAGCTATAAAAAACTAAAGGAACTACTCGAAGAAGGAGAAGATTTTTTAAGCCCTATCTCGGGAATTATAGGCGACATATCAGGAATCTTCAGCACGCTAGGCATAGGCAGAAGAAAACAGATAAGGCAACAAAAAGAGATGGTAGAAAACGCAGCCAAAATAAACTATAAATACGGAGAGATGGCAGCGGAGAATGCGTTCGAAAGGCAGCAAGTATTATACAACAGAACCTACCAAGACCAAAGTTACGCTAACAAAGTCGCACAAATGGATGCAGCAGGATTGTCTCCAGCCCTAATGTATGGTGGAGGCGGAGCCAGCGGTGGGGGGGCAGGATCGACGACAGGTGCCCCCATGGGGGCAACGGGTGCTGCCGGAGCAGGAATGGCGGCCGATCCTAATGCACGACTGCAGGCGTTGATGTCACTACGACAAGTGCGGATGAGCGAGCGAAAGAACGAGGCGGAAATTAACCTACTTAATACTCAGGCAGATGCACTCAAGGCAGAAGCGGGTAAAAACCAAGAGGAGACCCAATCAATAATCGAAAAAAGGGTATGGCAAGTAAAACAAGAAATGTTCGAAGGCTGGAAAGGCTTCATTGACACAGCAAACCAACTATGGGATCAGATGGTAAAATGGCAACCCACAGAAAAAACAACAATCGACGGCAAGGAAGTTGAGATACCTAAATACTTCGAAATAGAGGATGACAAATTCGGCAAAATTGTATTCGGCGAAGAATCATTCCAGGGCGATATGATGACAGCAGAAAAACAAATCCTCGAAGGAACGGCGGCGATTAAAACTCTAGAGAGCATATACGCAGACGAAAAGCTATCGGCAGAGATCAAAAAGATAAACGCGGATGCATGCAGCGGAATGGCTCAGGCGGCATACTATTATGCAGCAGGCGAGACCCAGAAAGCAGAAGCAAAGATGCTCGAAGTAAAAAAGAGAACCGAAGAAGCAACCGCAGAACTACGAGAGCTACAATACTGGACCGAGATAGCAAACACGATCATCAAACTAGCGCAAGTAGTAGGAAATCTAACGATCGGAGGGAAAACAGGAAAACTGATCAGAGAATACACAGAAAAAAGAATGAGCGAAACACCCCCCAGAAACTCAACAACAGTAACACAACATTACGATCCGGAAATGCAATTCAAAGGAGTAGATAAAACTGTAACAACAAAATGGTAAGAGAAAAAAAATGATTTTAAGGGGGAAAATTTCAAATAAAAACAATGTGCCTATATCCAAGTATCATCGAAAACCCAAGATACGCCAGATCGAATAAAAACCGCAAAGGAATAAAGGATAATCGCCTAAGATGGATTCAAATTCCATGCGGGCACTGTGAAGAATGCAGGCGCGCAAAAGCAAATGAATGGAGGGTAAGATTAATGGAAGAAATAAAATCGAATCCTAAAAACATTATATTTGCAACACTGACATTCTCCGAGGAAAACCTAAAAAAGCTGGAATATGACGAAAAGGCACCAAACAAAGCACCTCAAAAAGCAATCAGCCTGTTCAGGAAACGATGGTGGAAAAAGTATAAAAAACCACTTAAACACTGGCTAATCACAGAAATGGGGCACGACAACACCAAAAGAATACATCTACATGGCCTCATATGGACGGAACTAACAGAAGAACAATTCGAAAAAGAATGGGGGTATGGCTGGATATTCTTCGGATACGAAGTGAATGGAAGAACAATAAACTACATCATAAAATACATAACGAAAAGAGACGAAGATAACCCCGAATTCAACGGAAAAATATTCACATCAAAAAAGATCGGAATAGATTACATAAACAAAAACACACTCAACAGACACAGATATCAAGATAGATTTACAGAAGAAACATACAGAACAAACTCAGGAATAAAAATCGCATTACCAACATATTACAAACAAAAAATATGGACAAATCAAGAACGCGAAGCCCTCCGAATTATAAAGGAAGAGAAGCAAACAAAGTACTACAACAAAACTCCTATCAAAGTAGAAACAATAGAACAATACGAAGAATATGTGAACGCAGTAAAATACTGGCAATCAATCAAAAAGTATGACGGAAAGAGAAAAAAATGAAGTATGCAAAGGGTATGCGGACCTAATCATAAGGAAAGAACAATTAACTCGTGAACTATGGAAAACAGAGTATGGGATCAAAAAGTTGGAAGACGTATTGATGCGAAACAAAATACTGATACCAACAGAGGCAGAGGGGATATCGGAGACAGATCAAGCAACCTAATAAAGCTGATCGGCGCCGAAAGGGTATCTCGACGAAACTTCAAATACGAAGGAACATACTACGTGACGGAAGACGGAGAACTATACGACAAAGAGTACGTAATCGCTCAAAAAGTACAAAGAACCGGCGTAAGCTTCTACGAAGTAGTTGACTGGGAATACGATGAAAGAAAAAAACTGTTCCAACCTACTATCAGGAGAATAGTAATGATTAAAAACACTAACACTCAATTATCACTAAACCTATGAATGAAAAAGTAAAGAAGATCGTAAAATGGATCGCGGTAATAGCAGCTGCGATCGGCGCGGCAGCTGCCGTGATCATGGAGCAGGGATGCACTCACAAACACATCCTCAAAGCAAATGGGATCAAAATCGACACAATCGAAGTATCAACATCAACAAAGATTAAATAACATGGACAACAAATTTAGAAATCAGTTACTTACTGAAAGCAAACAAAAAGAAGAGGAACTCAAAGGCGTAAACCTCGAAATCGAAGAAAGAGCAGTATCAAAAAAGGGCCCGTTCGTACTGATTCGCAACAAAAACAACAAATGGGTAATCACAACGTGCGGTGCACTCGTAAACGGGAAGGAATTCGACACTAAAGAGGATGCCGAAAAACATCTAGATAAAAAAACGTGGGATGACATCTTGACCGCAACACTCATATTCATCTCACACGTAAATAATCAAATGATAAACACTCAAGAAGAATAAGCCATGAAGAAAACACTAGGAGGAGACAGACTCCGAAGCGAGAGCAAAATGGAGGTATATCTGCCTAATTTCGGCAGATCATCACACAACATAGGGAAAATAATCCGAACATCACAAGCATGTGGCACGATCGTTCCCTATTGGTGCCAAATAGGTTTGGATGGAACAACATTCTACATTGACATCACAACAAAAGTAAAAACCTTGCCAACAACCGGGCCTGTATTCGGAAGCTTCAAACACCAAATCGACGTATTCGTAATTCCAATCAGACTCTATATAGCAGCATTACATAATAATGCCTTAGGAGTGGGATTGAACATGAGTAAGGTATTACTGCCATGTTTTGAAGCATACTCAGCTAACACATCAATATATGAAAACGATACCAACAGAGGGCAAGTCAATCCAAGCTCGCTACTCTCATATCTGGGAATAAAAGGATTCGGACGTTCCAGCGTCAACCAATACCTCCGAAGATTTCCCGCGATGTTCAACCTGGCATACTGGGATATATTCAAAAACTATTACGCCAACAAGCAGGAAGAAAACGCATACGTAATCACCGGAATAAACCATATTTGGAAAAGCATCAGCGTAGGCGATGGGGTCTCCTGGGTTAAGACATGGACGGACAACCAAAGTGAAGTATACAGGATCGAGCCAACAACTGAAAAACCGAAGTATATCAGGGTAGAGTTTGAGGAGAACATCTCACCCGAAGAGGTCAATGAGATTCAGTTCTTAACGAATGATCCTAATTTAGCCGTGCCAGCAAACAGACTGACAAAACTCGGTGACTCCTTTATATTCGAACGAACAGATCCGAATGCACTGGGACTCAAGGCGCCGGATAACCCGAAAAAAGCAACCAAAGTCTACACGTATAAAGTTAAAAAGATTATCCAGATCGCATACAACAAGGGTGTAACCGGAATGAGCGCGATAACAATGCCAGACAACCAAAAAATCAGATTAACAGAATTTCCATTAAAAAACATCGACGAAGAACGAACCAAAATCTTAGCGGCACCCAGCACCTCGGCATACATAGTAGACAATGGAACCCTGCCATACGGAGCTGCAACGGGACCCATGGACCTACCAAACCACGATCGCACAAAAATATATACCAGCTCATTATCGTGGTTCTCACAAGCGGGATTAGCAGTAAAAACATACCTTAGCGACAGATTCAACAATTGGCTAAACACCGAATGGATCGACGGAACAACAGGGGGAATTAATGCAATTACAGCGGTAGATGTAAGCGATGGAAAACTCACCATGGATGCCCTGATTCTTCAAAAGAAAATATTCAACATGCTAAACCGCGTCGCGATCACAGACGGTACTTACCAGGCATGGAGAGAAGCGACATACGGAATTAGGAGTGCAACATTACCCGAATCTCCTATATTCTGCGGTGGGATGCAAAGTGAAATCGCATTTGATGAAATTGTATCAAACTCAGCAACAGACGAGGAGCCACTGGGAACACTTGCCGGGCGAGGGGTGGCAACTATGTATAAATCCGGAAGAGGCCTAAAAATCAAATGTACGGAACCTAGTATGATCATGGCCTTAGGGTCAATTACACCTCGAATTGATTACAGCCAAGGCAACAAATGGTGGACAAGACTGGAAACCATGGATGACTTCCATAAGCCAACATTAGACGCGATCGGGTTCCAAGAACTTATCACAGAAGAAGCAGCAGCATGGAATACAGAACTTGATGATGACTACAATTGTATTTATTCATCACTAGGAAAACAACCATCATGGATCGAATACACAACAGACGTAAACGAAACATACGGCGAATTTGCCGCGGGAATGCCTTTAGCGTTCATGTGCCTAAACAGAGTATACGAAGAAAATGAAGATGGCACGATCGAAAATGCGTCAACATACATCGATCCTACAATATACAACAACATATTCGCAGAGTCAAGACTGAGTTCGCAAAACTTCTGGGTACAAGTAGCATTTGATGTAACGGCACGCCGAGTAATGTCAGCAAAACAAATTCCAAATTTATAACACCATGAAAACAGCAAGAAATAGAAGGGGATGTATCAACAATCCCAACCTCACATACCAAGCAGAACCAAGAGAGGTAAAACTAAGGAAAATAATCAATGGGGAATCCAATGACATGGAGGATGGAGTGTTTCCAACAATCTACACGGAGAAAAAAGATGGAGTACAACCCGAATTCGACATAAGAACAGATCGATTCGAAATTGCGGTAGACGCAATAGATAAAATCAATCAAGCTGTGGCAAACCAAGTCGCAAAAAACAAGGGTGAAACCGAAGCAGTAAAGGATTTCGGGACAGGAGTAAAAACCGATCCCGAAAAGAGCTAAAGCAGTCGTATAAAGCTCTACCAAAACTCAAAGAGGGGGGATGCTTCCGCCCCCCCTCTTTTAACCCTCATAAATACATGTGACACAGGGCGGTAGACGTTTATACATATATAACAAGAACATAAGGTATAAATTCTTTTAAAAAAAAG